AATTCAATATCTTGCACTTGTGTAAAAAGCAAATTGTGCCTTGAAACTACCAGGCAACTTATCTCCACACTTTTCACCGTATAAAAATATGCAGTATGACAAATATAAATCATTCGCAAAATCTTACATATAAATTCTCAATGTCGTATTTTTTAGCTAACTCTCTTAAATTCTTACTTCTTTCATCTCTGTCTTTTAATTCACTTGCTATCATAATTGCATTTATCATATCTCCAATATCAAATTTGTGAATTTTCCATTTATGTCCATGAGTTTTATCATAATATTCTTCAACTTCATTAGATTTAATTAATAAATTCCATTGCCATGATGTAAATTCATCAAATGGAGATATCAGTTGATGGATAACAGGTGTTCCCATAGCCATGCTTTCCAACACAGGCATTCCAAATCCTTCAGTTCCAGACGGGACAATTACAAAATCCATAGTTGCATAAAATGCAAATATATATTCTCTAGGATTTAGCCCAAATTCATTAACAAAATGTACATTTTCAGGAACTTCATAATTTTTAAAGTCTTTATGAGAAATTACAAAAAAGTGAACCTTCTTAGCCAAATCTGGAATTTTAGTATTTATTTCTTGGAAAACTTTAAGCATTAACTCCATGTTTTTCCTTTTTGTCAGTCCTGAAACAATGCCAAATTTAACAATATTTGGAAAATCTTTAGACATTTTTAGATTTAACTGGGGGGTTAAATGTTCTGCCTTTTCAACAATTTCAAAATTTATACCATGAAAAACAGGCAATTCAACATTTAAACCAACTTCCTGTAAATTTTGGGCTGTAAATTTACTATTTGGAATAAATGTTATATCTTTTAATAAATATTGATTTACAATATTTGTGTTAGGTATACCATCACAAGTTGTATAAAAGTATTTTTTGCCTGTAAATTGATAGAAAGTGTAAAGATATGGATTTAGGGAAGGTGGATGGAAAGGCATAAAAATTATTAATTTATCAGATTGTGGAATTAAATTTGGATTTGTTGTTATTGTAACATTTTCACCATTTTTTCTCAAAACTTGTGCTATATCTTCTGAAACATTTTTTATGGAAGAATAATTCATAGTCAAAATCACAGTTTTCATGAAGAACTTTTATACGTCATGACACTAAAAAACATTATGGGCCTCTTACTTTACGAATGCCCAATTTGCGGAAAAATAGATAAAAATAAAAAGACTATGATTTCCCATTTAAGAAAATATCATCCTGGTGTAAAAATGAGGGATGTAAAGAGAATAAATACTAAAACTTACGAATACCTTGAAACAAAAGTTGAGGACTAAGTAAATAAAAAAAATAAAATAGCTTATAAGCTATTATTGATTTTTTTAGCTTACGTAACCAGTTGGTGAACCAGTTATTATATTTGTCACTGCATCAAGAACAGTTGGATTTGCATTAAATGCGGCTGTATAATATGCTTTTAGACCACCTATCAAATTGGCTAATGCTGGCCCGGAACCCATTCTGTTCAATGCCCTAGCAACTTTCAAGCCGAAGCCCTGATAAATTGCTCTGTTAGGCCCAGTTACTCCATACTGGGTTAAAACTGCAGACACTTGTTCATTGACTGCAGTAAACTTTGGAGAGTGGGTTTGGAAATTTTGCTGTGCAATTGGTGAAACATTAGTTAATATTGTTGATGCAACTGTAGGATTACTAAATGATGTAAATTTAGCATTCCATTTTGAATATCTCTGCGAATAATTCCTTGGTGTGTGACCTTTTGCCATTTTTGGTCAAATTAATCTACACAATTCAATATTTTAAATGCCCACGTCTTATATACAATATAATGTATATGTATTGTTGTTATTGCCCTCCCATAAAGAAATCAGGCTATATACATAATATTGTGTATATGGCATGCCGTAATTGTTAACTAAATACCGATAATAACTAGGGAAATTTATAACTACTAATTAGACTATACGTTAAGCGGAAATAAAACATTTAATTGTCAACAATGAATATGAAAACTATGGAAGATATAGTTATAATTGAATGTAGAAAGTTCACAGACCAGGTGTTGAATTGGTTAAACGCATTTTATCCAAGTAACATTTATTATTACCATGTAATGGATAACGATACTTCACTAACTTTAAAAATAAGATTAGTTATGGCACATAATTTATATATAAAAAGAGTGAATGGAATTATAAGTTACATCAAAAGAACTTTTAGATATTCGCCATATATAAGAGTAAATTACAGATATAACAGACCTTTTTTTGATTTAACAATATTGTGCGGTAAGGGCAATGAAGATTTTTATTTGTCAGAAGATGAAAGATAAAACAGAACAAACATGATTCTAAGCGACAGAGATTTAAAATATTATCTACAAAAAAATTGGATAAAAATAGAGCCATTTTCACGTGAAATAATTAGAGAAAACGGTATAGATTTGAGAATTGGAACACAATTTGCAAGATTAAATAAAACTGACAAAGTTTTTGAAATTGGTAAAAATCTTGCAGATTTCTATACTATCACACATTCTAACGATTTTATAGTTCTTCCACATGAACATATTTTGATGACAACAATGGAATATATTGAATTACCAAATGATGTAATGGCATTTGTTAATTTAAGGTCAACTTTCGCCAGACTTGGCTTATTTATTCCACCAACAATTGTTGATGCTGGATTTAAAGGGCAATTAACTATAGAAATTGTAGGCTCAGAATTTCCAATAATGCTAAAAAGTGGAACTAGATTTTTGCATTTAATATTTGCCAAGACATTAACTCCAGTTGAAAATCCATACCATGGTAAATATCAAAATCAAGAAAATGTTACATTGCCAAAATTTGAAAATAGGCAGGAAAGTTAAAAAAGAGTTTTTTTATTTGGTCTAAAAACTTTCTCAGGAATTCTATTTCGCTTCTCTCTTCTGTAAATATTCAACAACAGCTTCCCGTATAACTTCTGTAAGTGTTGTATCATGCTCAGCACAATACCTTTTTAGCCTTATTTTTAAATCTCTGTCTATGTTAATACCAAATACAACTTTTTCCCCTTTCGTCTTTTCCGCCATTTTTGCTCATTCCTAAAATCTATATTATGACATATTTATATCTTGTGATTTTTCCAGAAAGGCTTATTACTGAGTATCTTACTAAAAATATAATTGAAATGACACTAAGTGCAGACGCATTAGAAGGATTTCTTGTGGTAATGGGTGTATTAATTGCTAGCTATGTTGTCGGTGAAGTTGTACATCTTTTCAATCAAAAGCAAAATAATGAAACTTTCCAAATAGCGGTCGATCAAATGACAAAAAGTACAATTTCAGCAGTTGAAAGCATAAAAGACACTACAACTCTTGCAGTTAACGCATTATTGAATATGGATACATTAAGTGACGTAAATTCATTGGCACAGAAAAAACAAACATCAGCCCAACAAACACAAACTAAATAATTTATTTTTTAGACTTAGTCATATAAGTAAAAACTTTTTTTATGTCATTTTTTGTTTTTGGGACTAATTGAATATTTATATCTGCATGAGTAGGCATTTTCTCATGAACTCTAGAATAATCCAATTTTTTATTTGTAAAATACAATATGTGATAATGTAATCCATGTGTTTTAGCAGTATATTCCTTAACGCTGAAAATATGTGAATTTCTATCATGTCCATAAGCATAATTCTTAAATTTCTGAAAAATTGGAGTAACTGAATTATATCGATAATTCGTGGCAATTGTGATAAAATAAGTGTAAGTGTAAAGAAAGTGAAAGCTGAAAAGTTTTTGGCAGTCCATGTCATGATTTAAAAATCTGACATTTAAATGTATATGGCACGTTTATATAGTTGTTGTAACCATGTAAAACAATGAAGCGGCAAAGAAATAAGTATATACAGGTAAGAGTACCTGCAAGCTATAAAAATCTTTTTTATGAGCAAAGGGAGTTAATAAAACAAGAAATTGAAAAAATAATAAATCAACAAACCCCATTTAGAGAAATTGAAATAACAGATCCATACGATGAAAGAGTAAGTTTTGTGGTGGATGAACTATATTACGAAAAATTAGAAGAATTAGCTAAAAAATATAATATTAAAATCGGAAGTATAATAAGGTCTATATTCTTCCAACTAAGTTAAATATTTTTTTATAAAGCTTTTTTTGTCGTTACTGCAACAAATTGGCAACTTGATAAATATATAAATATGTCATAATGCAAACTATAAATTAGGGAAGCGAAATGGCATCCCTTAAAGAAATATTAGATGAGTTGGGAAAACAGGTAAAACAGACAAATAAAATAGCCTCAAGAGTTTTAAAAATTAAGGGAATAAAGCGAATTGTAGTGCAACTAAATGCAATACCTCAAGACGGTAAAGTAAGATATTCACTAACCATACACAGTCAAAATAATTTCAGGAAACAGTTAGGAATAACTGCAAGTGATGCGGAAGATTTGAAAACAATTGCAGATTTCTTAAATAAATATGCAGATTTGCTAAATGAATACGTAAGATATACACCTAGAAATAATAATAGAATTGAAGAAGAAGAACTAAATGATGAAGAAGACGAAAATGACGAAAAAGAAGAACAAAAACCAAAAAGAGCAACAAAAAGGAACGTAGAGGAAGAGTTTTAAATTGTCATAAGGCATTATTTTTTTTATGTCCAGTCCAACACAGCTCTTGGATAAAGTAAAATCTCATTCTTTTTTTTATAATCCCCGTGATACGCAAAGAATTTTGAATATTATCATGGGTGAGAAACAAATAGAAGAACAGAAGAAAAATGAAATTTTAAAGGCTTATAAAAGAGGAATTGACCAACAATATTTTTCTGCAAATTTGCCATATTACAATGAAATAAAGTTCATCTCAAAAATAACAAATTTTAAAGTTAGAAATGATGATGTAATAGCAAGATTTCAAAATGGGTTTATAAGTTCTTTTGACCCTCATTTTATTGCAGATAATCCTGACGATTTTTATAATTTAATAAGCAGTTACATGTTTGTTAAAATTAAAAAAGGCTCACAAGATTGGTATATATCGGATATTTATTCAATTGAACCGCCAAATAATTACGAAATTGCAAAGGAATTATTTGAATTAGCTGATTCGGAAAAAGAAACATTTGCACTTTTATTGCAAAGTTTTGGTTATGACCCAACAAAAATGGAAGTAAGCGATAAATTTTTAACTGTTCAGCGTTTATTTCCACTTTTTAAATCTCCAGTTACAAAAAGACAGATAAATTATATTGAAATTTCCAATAGGGGAACTGGAAAAACTACAACTTTCATGATTTTACAAGAAGTATTTAATTTTAGATATTACACTGAATCTCCAACTTATGCAAATTTAATATACGATGCGAGAAATAATATGTATGGTGCTGTATTTTTGTCAAATGGCTTAATCTTTGATGAAATACAAAATTGGAAAGAAGGATTTTCAGTAAAAGAATTAGGCTCAATAAACGCAACTTTAAGCACAGGTTTGGAAAATTGTGTTTGGACAAGAGGGGCAGGCACAGAATCCAGATCTTCTACAATACAAAAATGTATTCCAATTATTTACGCAGGAAATCCATATTCTTTAACAATAAACAGATTAGCAATGCCAGATTTAGAAGATTATTTAACAAACTATGAAATATTTACTCCCGCAATTTTGGACAGAATTCATATTATTCAAATTGCAGTTAAAAAAACTTATGAGAAGATTATAAATGCAAAAGTATTATATCCTTCAATTTTAAGGGCATTAATCGAATTAATACAACAGAAAATAAATAACATTAATAATTATATAACTTGTGACAATTTGGAATCAAGAAGACAAGAACAAGCGATTGATATTCAAATTTTATTACAAGCTTTGGATATAGATTTACAATTTGGCAAAAAGACCAATGAGGAAATATGTAATCAGATAATTGCTTTTATGAGATATAGTAATTTAGGTGGCTAAAAATGAACTATGTGGAATTTGTAAAACAAAGTTTTAAGATAAAATATGACGAAAATACAATATTCCCTAGTGAAATTGGAATATGCTTTAGAAAAAGCTATTTCAGCAGGAAATTTGAATTTGAAAAAGGAATAAATGAACTTGTTCTGGATTTAGGTGAACAGCATCATGAAAGAATTGAAAATTACTTTGTTGAAAAATTAAATTGCAAAAGTGAAGTTGAAGTAAAGGGTGAAATTGAAGGTATTAAAATATCAGGAAGAATAGATTTAATTTGTGGAAACGACTTAATTGAAATAAAGACAATTGCAAATAATTATTTCCAAATAAAAGACTATCATCTCTATCAAGTCGGAATTTATTATTATTTACTCCAACAAAGTGCCGAACACAGTTCGTCACAACAAAATTACAAAATAGATAATGTATACATTATATATTTAAACAGAATAAGCAGAGAAGTTAAACAATATCAAATAGATAAAAAAATGATAGACGAATATATACAAAAAGCAATTGATTGGATTAAGAAATTTAAAGAATACATAAAGATGGAAGATTATAAAAATATACCACCTGTAAATTCATATTTATGCAAAAACTGTGAATTTAAAGGAAAATGTTACGGTAAACTATTATAAACAGGAAGATGAGAAATAAAAATGTTTATAATTGTCATAAAGCCATATGTTCTTGTGGGAAGATGGAACCACAAACCTTAGAAAAAGCATCAAATGAAGCAGAACTTATAATTGCAATAATGCCAGAAGAAGATATATACAACATTCTAAATTGGGAAATAAATTTTACTGAAAAGTTTAA